CCCAAACACTGGGGCAAACACGCCACCTGACGTATTCGCCAACACGCTTTCGACGGCCTTCACTGCCTACTTTGGTGGAAACCGTTCCAAAGACCCGAACGGCGACGAGTGGACTGGCGATGCCCTCAACAACATTCTGCTGAACATCTCTGTCCAAGTTCCCCAGAACCAAACGGTGGCCTACCGAAGCCTCGGCCTCATCGCCCAGTACAAGTCGGAGCCACTGGCCGAAAGCATTTATATTTCACCATCGGACAACTGCGTCATCAACGAGGATGTTGTCACCTCTGTCAACTGGACATACAGCGACCTTGACAACGACCAACAAACCGGTTGGTCAGTGAAAATCTTCAGTCAGGCTTCCGTCTATCTGCCAAACTTCAGCCCCGACACGACAACCCCTGTCTGGCAGAAGTCGGCTTACAACGCTTCCACCTCTGTGACGTTCGACACCGACAGTGGCTTCGTCAACGGTCAGAAGTACTACGCCTATGTCAAGGTTTCCAAGACATTCCACCAAAAGGACTGGTGGGGTGCGTGGAACTCTTGCCCATTTACGGTCATTATCAACGCTCCGCAGGCACCGATGGTTGCCGTGTACGCCGACGATGACAACGCTGTCAACACCATCACCATTCAAAGCACGGACAACCTGCTTGGCCCAGACAACGGCAGTTTCACCAACTCGCTCGGTGGCTGGACACGAGGACAAAACGACACCGTTGGCACTTCGCTGGAAGTCGCATCTACCGGTATCGCCCTTCGCACCCCACTAACGGCAGGAACGGTTTACACCTCACTGAACGTCGGAGCAATTGGCTATATCGCTTCCGGCTCAACTATTGCTTCGTCTGGCAAGGGTACGTTCAAGGTTTCCAGCACTTATCCAAAGAACACTGACGCACTGGGCTTCCCAGTTTCCGGTGAGTTTTGGGTCACTATCGGTGGTGAAAACATCCTCGTGACCAACAAGGTTGACGGCAACAACTCCGGCGACACTTTTGTCATCCAGCAGCGCAACTACACCGTCGCTGGGGTTCCAAGCACTCAAAGCGCACACGCAGCAGGCGCAACGGTGACTTTTGGATTGCAGGAGCCAATCTTCGTTGATTCCGAACTGCAACTGCATTTCACTGAAGTTATTGAACAGAAGTGGGTGGACAAGCAAAAAATTCTCGTTCGCACCATCCCCGGAACGCCCGGATGGTCAAGCACGAACACCACCGGATTCCAAATTATCAGCAACGGTCAAGGCAACCAAGTCCACGTCGTTGACCCCGGCAACGTTCTCTCTAACGGGTGGGCAGGTAGAACCGTCTACATCAACCACAAAGAAAGTATGGGTTGGACAACAGCGCAAGCGTCGCAGACGGTCAAGAGAGTTCTCGGCTCCCTCATCGGCAACGCAATCAACTACAACGTTTCCAAACTGGAGCCAGCAGTCATTCAGTCGGTCAAGGCTGTTTCCACCATCCCATCACGAACCACGACCCTTGCAGTTGTCAGCACTGATACCCAATTCCCCAAGGGCAACGGTCTATACATCCCAGTGACCCCCAAGGGTGGGTACCCGCTTCTTTCGCTTCCGGCAGGGACAGTTCTCAACATTAGTAATGGACAAATTATTGGTGTCAATGTCTTTCAAGGTGGGAAGATAGACTGGACACACTACAACGCCATCAACACCGTGACCCTCACCGCGCCGTATCGAATTGGCGACAGTGGGATGCACGTTGCTGGAATCACCAACGGTTTTGGAAGCAACGTCAAGGCTAAGGATATAACCCTTGGGTTCCTACCAAGGGGAGCAGTCATCACCTATGTCGCTCCGAGCCTCTACACCGAAAAGGTTGTGACATTCACCAAGCCTTACGGCAAGCAGGCTCCCTATACCGGTATCGGCGTTTCGATTGGCGACACTCTTGACCTTTCGGTCACGACGTACTACGCAGGAACCAGTGCTGTAAACGTCTACGGCTACAAGTACACCAACAAAGTCGGTGGCCCCGGACACACCAAACTCGTACCGTTGGAGCAAAAGGTCATTTCGGATTTCACTGTTCCGTCATTCTCGGCTACAGGAACGGTTGGAACGCTCGTCGGAACGACGTTTACACCACTAACAACCGGAGCGAGCGTCGCAAACCTCACGGCGACGTGGAGTATCTACGGCAACACGATTACAGCAGCCAGTACTGCTGGCCTCGCAGTTGGACAACTCGTATCCGGCTACGGCATCCAGTCCAACTCGTACATCACCAACATCAGTGGCAGCAGTGTCACGCTTTCCAACCCAACCAACGTTGCTACCGGTTCCAGCATCGGGTTGTTGGCGTATCCGACATTCAACGCCATCCAATTGTCCACCAACCCGTTCGGTTCCACCTCGCCGGTTGGCGATGCAGTCACCGGTGCCGGTATCTCCCCGGCAACGGTTGTTAATGCAGTCGGTTCCACCTACTCAGTGGTGGGTCTTTCGGCAACCGGTGTCGTACAGTTCCAAAGCGTCAGCGCAACGGCTCCGTACAACCCAATTAAACCTGTGGTGCAAATCCCAGTGACGTTTAACGGGGCTGCCAACTTCAAGATTCCAGCAGGCTCCACGGTCATCAAAACCAAGCCGTTTGTTGCTCATTCTTCGTTTCCCTTCGGAACAGCAGTCAAGATTAACTACCCGGCTCTGTACTCTGACCACACCTTCACTATCGTTCCAAACGGTGGGTCTGGGACTGGAACGGACATTGCTGAAATCGGCCTGCTCCACACATCTGGGTCAAACTACACCGGTAAGTTCACCCCAACCAATTCCATTCCAATCATCGCTGGCCTCACCTATGGAATCGTTGGCTTCACTCGCCTGATGACCACTCCACGCACGAGTGGTGGAATCCCCACGATGAGCGTGTTCGTTGACATCTACGATGCCAGTGGGAACTGGATTGGAACGGAGAACAGCAGCAACCCTGCCTACCAAGCCGTCCTTTCCAGCAGCACTGGTCAATGGGGTTCGGGATGGGTTCCAGTCGCCTATTCATTCGTCGCCCCCACCAACGCAGCCTACGCAGTGCCTCGCTTCCAATGGAAGAACGTATCTTCGGTGGATGCCTACGGTCTTTCCGGCTTGATGTTCAAGGCAATCAACCTTCCGGCGTTCGACCTCAACCACAACATCGTGAATATCACCTCGCAGATTGGCACTTCCAGCCAACTGATGCGCTTGGAGACGAGCCTTTACCCACAGGGAACGAGCAGCAACGACAACACGCAGGTTGCCAACGCGATTTCACTGCCCCAATCTTCTTCCGAATCCTACGCATCTCTTGGTGGGTACGACAGCCTGTACGTCTTCGACCCCTACAACACTTCCGGCGTGTACGAAATTCAGCAGGGTGGCTCGGACAACGAGTTGTTCACGACCCTTACGGCAGCAGTGACCGTTGGAGTTCCCGTTGGTGGAATCACCTACTTGCCTCTCGCCAGTACAAAGGGTATTGCAGTCGGCACCACGCTCTACGTTGACTACGGAAACGCCAACACCTACGAAAATGTCATTGTTGACCCCAGTTGGGATGGTTCCACCAACGTGGCCGTACAAACCAACACGGGCAATGGCTACAGCACGGCAAACGGTTTTGCTAGAAACCACTCCCTCGGCGCACGAGTGTACGTCGTGACGATTGGACTTGCTGGAACGGTTAACTACACCCACGTTGCAGGAGCCACTGCCAGCCAAGGCGTGGCCATCTTCAACTGGAACAGTGACGGATTCGTCAATCAGCCCAACGACACTTACGAGTACCTTGTTCAAAAGTCCGTTGACGGCGGAGCGACGTGGACACCGATTCGCAACGGAAACAACGTCAAGGCAACTGGAACCGGTTGGGCAACCATCACCGACTACGAGGCAGTCCCCGGACAAGCGACGCTGTACCAAGCCATTCCAAAGTTCGTCAGCAAGGCTGGCACAGTCACGAAGCGTGGGCCGAAATCAGCACCAATCGCCCCTGAGAACACGATGACTACTTCGACGTGGTGGATTGCCGACAGTTCCAACCCGACCAACCGATTCCCCATCTTGGTGCAAAACCAGTACACGGACAAAACGAAACACCCCTCAGGTATCTTCTATCCTCTCGGCTCTGCACGGCCTTTCACCATCTCTGGCGTGACCCAAGGGCGAGACGCTGACATCAAGGTCATCTGGGAAGATTTGGACAACTGGCCTAACTTCTTGAAGTTGCTCAACTCAGGAAACATCCTCATCCTGACCAATCCGGTGGAAAGTAGTCGCACTTACATCTTCATCAGCGATGATGTGCAAACGACCTATAACGCTGCTACAAGCCCGTGGTTTGAGGTGGAAATCAACTACGTTGAGGCTGCTCCCCCCGGATACGGTTTCACCTACGGCAGTAATCTGAGTTAGTTATGTACCCAGCCAGCCCTGAATTCTTTGAGGCCATCAAAAGCCCTCATCGGGTAATGATTATCGTAAAAGCCCTGTCCATTGACGGGACTTGGTACACGCTGCCCGTTGTAGACGGTTCGGTGAAAATTGACCAGACCAGTGCCGACGTTCGACGCACCATCAACTTGACCATCAACGACCCGTTGTACGTTCCAAAGAAGTCAACCGACGCACTCTCCATCTACGGGAATCACCTCTACGCATACCGAGGCGTTGTATGGGACTTGGCCAACGTTGGTACTGAAATCATTGACGCAAAGCCGCCCCTCGGCCCAGACTTGCTGCGCCCCGAGAACAAGGCTTACGAGTTGGTTCCAATTGGCGTGTTCCGCATTACGGATACCAGCATTGAAGAAGACAACGACGGCAACGTGACCATCACGGTCAACGGCTCCGATATGGCCCTGAACATTAAGCAGAACTCGTGGACATCACCAGTCACGGTTTGGAAAACGCCATACACGCCCCCTGTTGTGGACACGAACGCTGCCGGTTTCACCCCATACACGACCCAAGAGCAGAACTTGGTGGCCAACACCTATTTGGAAGCCGTGAAACTGCTCATCAACAACCGTTGGCCTGCCTACGCCTACGGAGTGTTCGGCCCACCGGTCTTTGAGTTTGCTGGAATCGTAGATGCCGAGTTGAACCAACCCTTGATTATGGGTTCAGTGTCTATGTCGGTCACTGGCGCTGGCTCACCGTGGACAGATATCACCGGAATCGCAGCCGGAGTGAACGGACTTCTCTACATTGACGTTGAAGGTCGCTTCTGCGTTCAGCCCCAGCCTGACCCTGCGTCAATACCCCCGGTGTGGAGTTATGTTGATGGCGATGGTGGAATGTTAACAAAGGTCACTCGGAAGTTGGACAGTTCCAAAGCCGTGAACTACGTCATTGCCACTGGTGAAAACTCCATTGTCGGTATGCCGTACCGTGCGCTGGCATACGATTCCGACCCCAATTCACCTACCTATTACCTCGGCCCCTTTGGTCGGGTGGTTGGCCGTGAACCGGGCCGTAAACGACTGATTTCACAGAAGCAGACGCAGGCAGCAGCCAACCTCTACCTCAACTGGTTTGTCGGTGGCGATGAAACGACCACCATTGAAGGAATTTGCAATCCTGCTTTGGATACTGGCGATGTAGTGCTGGTGCGACGCAAGAATGTCGGCATTTATCAAGATGGTGGAATCATCACGGACTTGACCACGGACTTTCCTGCTGGCTCAGACCTCACTCCATCAACCGTTGTGCCAATCACCACTGACTACGGCAACTACGCAGACGTGCAGCCCCCGGCGAAGACTGGGGTTTACACCATCTCGGAATTAAAAGTCAATCCCACCTATGTGGCTCTCGCTAAGGGCCAAGAAATCATCATTTACACCAACGTGGCGACCAATATCGTCAAAGTCACTGAACACTGCCCGGTTGGGTCAACAATTATCCCCGTGGAAAGTTTTCACCCCGACATCCAATACTTGAAGGGTACGATGATTCTTGACCCGGCGTTCACGGAAAACGGTGGAGCCGTGAACTACTTCATTGACCAAATCACCATCCCACTGAACATCACCGATGCTGCCGAACTGGTCGCTCGTGAGCGCAGGGTTGGAACCAAGGAAGACGCTGCTCGTATTGCAGAATTCACGATGGGGTACTAATGGCTGAATTCGACTTTCGACCACTGGTCAACGCCCTTATTGCCAACAACCAATTTCACTTGCCCCCAACGGACACCATCCGTATGGGCATTGTCGTTGGCTACGACCCCGGTTTTACACCACCTGAACCGGCAACTGGCGCAGCGTTTTACTCGTTCCCTGTAGTCAGTGTGCAGTTGGCTGGCGATGACCACCCCACGCACGGAATTCGGTTCTTGGAATCCTACGTTCCAAATATTGGTGACACCGTGTGGATTATGGCTACTGGCCACGACGAGTGGGTTGTGGGTTCCCTTGCTGGAAGCAACAAGTCCACGATTGGAACTGTCCGTTCACCAATGTCGCTTCTTGGCCATACCGGGGCAACGTCGGGGCAAACCATCACGACTACGACCACGCCACAACCGATTTCAGCGACCAAGATTACGACTTCGTATCTTCCAAACCGCATCTACCGAGCCGAAGCCACAGTGACCTTTGAAGTCACGGGTACTACGCCATATTTCAGTGGAACGGCCAGCAGCACTTACACGGGTTCTGCGACAGTTTCCAACACCGGAACGTACTCGGCCTATGCGTCGCTCAGTGGTGGAAACGCTTGGGCATTAGCCACAATGATTGGCTACATCCGAGGCACAACTGGTGGAAGCCCGACGATGACCGTTCGACAGGGAAGTGGGACAACTTACACCGTCAACACTGGTCAGTTGCTCCAAAACTTGACGGGTGACGTGACCGGTCTTAACACCCTGCTCTCCCAATCGGGCAACTCGTACGTCACGGGCTTTGGACTTCCAGCAAACGCTGACCTTTTGTACGACGCTGTTTTTCAATCAACGGCAACGACGCAGACCGTTGGTGGAAACACCTACTACTTCAACTTCTCTGGTGGTGGCCTCACGCCCAACCCACCATTCGTGATTTTGAATTCCGGTAGTGCGTTCGTCGGCAATAACGCCTCAGGAGCCACGGAGTATCCAATCACCACACGAGGCAGCGTCGCAGGAGAGGCTGCCTTCGCCGGTAGCCCATTCTCTGGCACGGCACGAGGCACTGGCTCTACCACCAACCTCACAACGGTTGTCAATGGTTCAACTTCCGATGTCTATTGGACTACCGACAGCAGCAACAATAACAACGAAAACCTGATTCATAACCTGCAATTCACCTTCGTGAACTACGGTGCCGTGTCCGTCACGCCACCAAGCCCTTCTGTCACTGTCACCCTTCCAAACCTTTCTACGAGCATCACGGATTCATCAACGCCTACCCTGATTTCACTGGGCGTTATTGCCCCGTCGCCGTGGGCCGGAACAACCGGCTCGCAATCACCAGCGAACTACCAAGAGATGGAAGTCATCAACGTCACCGGAGTGTCGAATAAGGTCTACACCGTTCACTGCTCTACGACGTTCTGGGATTCACCAACCCAAGCCATTAAGACTGGCCAGTGGCAACCGACTTACGATTGGTACCTAGGGATGAAGCAAATTGGTTCCAATTCAGCAACCATCGCTTTCGATAGCGTGACCATCCAAAAGTTTGTGGTCTACGACTGTGGTGTAAACGACGCTCCACCGGGGTCAATTGCCTAGCACGGTATTTCCAAATCTTGTTCTAAACTTGCGCTATGGCAGCCACGTCTCAACCCTATGTCTTGGCAGCCATTATCTCAGCGATTCCAGCGACTTTGGCAGCCAGTTCTGCGTGGTATTCGGCCCACCGTGGCCGTAAGGAGAACCACACCGACAACCAAGGGCTAGCCGACCAATTCGACGGAGTGAACACCCAATTTGGAACCGTGGCTGAACACATCGCCCGGATGGACACCAAATTTGAAAAGATTGAACTCGGATTTCAGCGTATGGACATTCGCTTTGACGGCATTGAGGATAAGGTGGAGCGTCACCTCGGTTGGCATCGTGCCGAAGCCGAGGGCGACCTCACCCAAGCCCTCTCAAAGGAGAGTAAAAATGACCACCCAACCAACCAACACAGCATCACCAGCCGCGACTAAGCCAGCCGTTGACCCCAAGGCTCTCGGAGCCACGGTCATCCGCTACGTTGTCCCGGCCATCGTCGGTGTGCTGATTTCGCTCGCTGCCAAGGTCGGCTTCAAGTTGACCCCGACGCAGGCCTACGCCTACGTTGCCCCGGCAGTCGCTACGGCCTACAGCACGGCCATCCACTTCGCTGAGGCCAAGGTTCCGGCACTCGGCATCCTTATGGGCGCAAAGCGTCCGGCCAGCATCACCAAGTAGCCAAGCACTCAGGCCGGTGGGTCTGTGGGAATTTCCCACGCCCACCGGCTCGTGCTTACTGCTCTACTGGCACCGTGACAATCTTGGCGAGGCTCGTGTGGCCACTCGGCAAGTGGCGCACCGGCACCTTCGTCAAACCGGGGTTGAAACTCACTTCGCCCATCAGCACATAGTCGTTGCGGATGAGCCAACTGACCGGCTCGGTTGTGTCGGGCAGAACAGCACCGAAGATGTTATCGAACCAGACAACCTTTACTGCGTCTTGCTTGCCACCCATTGTCACCACCAACTCGTGTAGTAGATGTCGTAGCCGTCGGCAATGTAGTCTCGTGCCGTACGGATGAACACCAAGTCGTTGTCTTTGCGCTCAGGCGTTGACCTGCCAAAGAAGAACCCCGACGTTTCGGGAAGTTCATCACGGTTCACCGCGGTCTCCAGTTGCTCCAAGTCGGTGAGGCTTAGTCGCACCGGCTCGCAGTTGAATCCCAAGTCCCCAGCGAACATCCCATCCTCGGATGGCTGAGGTGGGTCACCAGCGAGGGTGCGCTTCGTCACCCAAAGGTTCTCCATCCAGCCCTGCAAGTCGCTGTGCTTTCGCCACTGGGCGATTTTGAACACCTTGCTGTCGTAGTCTTGGTCGTGCGCTTCCCACGCCCACCCGAATTCGATGTTGTCGCTGTGGGGGCGAACAGCGTAGGCGTATTGGTCAAGTCCCATCAGTTGCTCTCCTTCGGTTCGACAAGTGCAGGCCACGCCGTAGCCCAAGCCTGCAACACTGCTTCCGAGCCATCACCACTGGCGATTGCATCCCTTACGTACTCCCGGCCATCGGGGGTCAACGCCGTGAAGATGAGCGCATCGCACGAATCGCAGTGAACCGGAGTGTCGGTTTCGTTGTGGTAGGAGATTGGCTCCCAGTCATCACCAACAAGTGCTGCCCCAGCCCGGTCACCGTTATCGGCGCAGTCGCGACATTGCGCTACGCCGATAACGTCACCACCGGTCACGATGTAGTAGCCGTTCGGGTTGAACGGACTGGCGTGGTCGTAGATGTTGATGGTCACCTCAGCCAGCCACCTTCACGCTGACTGAGATGCCACCCTCGGTGTGTTGGAGGCCATCCACCACTGCGCCGGTGAGAGGGTCAACCACGCTGTCACCAGCGAAGTCCACGACCTTCTTCAGCGTCGCAACATCGGCCTCACGCTTCGTGCGAATCCACTCAGGGTGGTTCACCTCAGCCCAAGCGAGGAACGCATCGGCATCGGTCACGGCCACCTTCGGGGGAGTGACACGAGAGGTCACGGCACCGTCGGGGAAGTCCAAGGACTTGCGACCATCAGCACTGTCCTCGCGGACACGGATGAGGAAGTCCGACAACGCCAACTCAAAGAACTCCACCGTTGGCTTGTGGGTGGCAACGTTGGTTTCGACCCAACGCTCAATGCGGTCAATCTCAACTTGCGCCTGACGCTTCACCTCGTCAATGCGACGCTGCGCCTGAGCGAGGCGACGCATCGCCCACAGTGCCTCGTCTTCATTGTTGATGGTGAACTCAGTCGTGGTGTCCACGAATCGCTCTGGCTGTCCCTCGCTAGCGAGAAACTCGGACAGGTCTTGCACTGCTGCTTCCATTGCTTCCTTCTTTCTACTGGTCTGAACTACTAAACTGGAGTTTAGCAGATGGGTGTCACACTGTCAATTCTCAATCTTGTTCATCGCTGCTCGGAGAATCGGGAACGCTCGGTTCATCTCGCTGGCGAACTCCATCCAGTCGTTCTCCAACGTGTCCTCGTCATCGTTCAGCGACCAGAAGTTGTCCTTGGCCATCGCTCGCAAGTCTGTGAAGTTGCAGTAGAACTCGTCAAGGGTGCCTTCCCATTCGACATCATCGAACGCTGCGAACGCTGCGAACGCAACCTTTGCAACAGGCACTGGGTCACCCCAACTGTTGAAGAAGATGTTGGTGGTGCGCTGTGGCTTGGTGGTGGTGTTCATCGTGCTACCTCAGTTTCTGTCTCAATGCCTTGAAAGGCAAGTTCGGCCATTGCTTCCTTGTCACTCCACACTTGGAAGTGGTGTTCGTTGGCCTGCTCAAACGAGGCCACGATTCCGGCTGCGATAATGTCAGCCTTGATGAGGTCACCCTTGGCGATTGCCTCACGGATGTTGTGTGCTGCTTCGATTACCTGAAGTTCCGTCATCAGATGTTCCTTTCTTCCCAAGCGTTGACTGCCATTTCCTCAGCCAACCACTCTGCGTCTTCGTCGGTCATCGCTGCGAACAATGCTGCTTCGGCTGCGAATTCCGCTTCGACCTGCTCCTTGATTTCCTGCATCTCTGCTGCTGTGAGTTGTTCCATAACCTAAGTCTGCCTGAGGGTTGTCACAAAGTCAAGACCTAATCGGAATTTTTTTAAACTTGTTCCAACGCTCTGGGCGAGCCGGGTCTAGAACAACGCCGCGCTTGGCGTTCTTGCTATCAGCACCAGCCCGACGGCACGGAGCGCAAATGCACTTGGCTTTGTGTCCCGTGGTCGTGCCGTGTCGCTCGTCGTTGACGGTGAGCCTGCATCGTGTGTTGCCACACTTGCATCGTTCACCACTGCGCTCGTGCTTCAAGGGGTCGCCCCCGTGTGCGTCACGGCGAGCGTTGTAGTCGCGGAGGTAAAGCCGGTTGGCTTCCAAGCACGGCTCACAGCGACAGCCGTTGACCGTGTACCCGGAACGCTTGCCGTGTAAGGGTGAGAACACACTCAGTCCACACCGCTTACCCCGGCAAGCGCACTTGATGAATGGCACCAGCATTACGCCCGAACCATCTCGCTCCGCGTCCTGCGACGCTTCGCTGCCGTTGGCTTCACCACGCGGCCTGCTGCGAACGTGCGGTACGAGGCGTGGCCTCGGTCACCACCGTGAACGGTCACTTCGACAACTTCACCGTCACGCTCGTGAGCGTACATAAAGCGAAACTCACAACCGTGAGTACCAGTGACGTGAACGAGTTCGCCTTTCTCAAAGCCGTTCCATTCCGTCACCTCTGTCCACTGCCGGTCATACTGCACCGGTGCGTCAGAAGAATTGCGTCGAATCATCTTCGCTCCCTGTTTCGGTTGTCAATGAACTGTGCCGGGTTTGCGCCCCACCCGGCAAGGGCCTACCTGAAGTATACACTAATCCTAACTAAAGTCAAGGGGCAATTTCTCCAGTCACCAAAAAATATTTTCAAATTGGGTCTTGACTTTTCCAAAACCTCAGGCATACTAAAGGTGCAGTACACGCTGGCTCGCCAGCACGTTCATTGACAACCTACCCAAGGGAGCAAGCAAATGGCCAACGCCATTCGCAGTACCCGTCAGGCTGCTACGGCAGCACCGTACGACACGGCAGAGTTCGTGTTGCCAGAGGAAATCTGGGCGTTCTACAAGGGAGCCGGGCTGCTGGAGTACCCAGTCAGCGAATCGGACAACTTCGATGGAACGTTCACCGTCACCTTGAACGGCATAGATGCCGGGAAGATGTTGGTGGAGACAGATGCCATCCGATACCGAGAGGCGTTCTGGCTCGATGTCCCCGAAGGCTTGGAGCGACAGGCCGGAGAGACGTTTGAGATGCTGATGGCCAACGGTGTGAGCGATGCCCACGTCTTGATGTACCAAGACGATGTTGAGCGTCGCTTCCCCCGGCAGCCTGAGTAGACGGGCGAAGCAGGGCAACGCTACCCCACCCCCAGCAGGGTGGGGTAGTAGCCCATCGCTACTTGACACGGGTTGAGTAAATCTGTGGTAGAATCAACGCACCGATACCAATACCAGTGCCGCGTGCATTGACTACAGAAAGGCAGGGAACCGTGAGTTCACTGTTCACCAAAGCGACCAAGGCTGAGGCTAAGGCTCGCATCGCAGTTACCGGGCCATCGGGTTCGGGCAAGACCTACTCGTCGCTTCTTTGGGCAGAGGTTCTTGCAGACGGTGGGAAGATTGCCGTCATTGACACCGAGCGTGATTCAGCAAAGTTGTACGCTGACCGCTTCGACTTCGACGCTCTTTCGATGAGCGCGCCCTACCACCCAGACCGTCTCATTGAGGCGTTGAAGGTTGCCGAGAACGAAGGCTACGCGGTTGTCGTGATTGACAGCCTCACGCACTTTTGGAACGGCCAAGGTGGAATCTTGGAAATCGTTGACCAAGCCGGTGCAGCAGCCAAGGGCAACAACTTCGCCGGTTGGAAGGTAGCGACCCCTATCCAGCAACGGATGGTGGATGCCATCCTCGCGTTCGACGGACACATCATCACCACGATGCGCTCCAAGACCGAGTACTCACTGGAGAAGAACGAGTACGGCAAAATCAGCCCGAAGAAGGTTGGCCTCGCTCCGCAGCAGCGTGACGGAATCGAATACGAGTACACGCTGGTGCTGGAAATGGACACCGACCACCGAACCATCGTGGGCAAGACCCGATGCGAGGTGCTGGCCGACCAAGTGTTCAACGCTGGCAAGGCCAAGGAGGGTGCCGAGACGTTCCTGTCGTGGCTCCGAGCCGGTGACCCCATCGTGGACAGCAACGAGCGTGACCTGCTGGATGGGCGCATCCGTGCGCTCTCCCCGGAAAGCCGTCGCACCCTGAAGGCCGTGTGGTCAGACAAGGGACTGCCCAAGGTGGCAGCGATGCCCAAGTCCCGCTTCGATGAGGCGATGGACTTGGTGAACGACGTGGCCGAGGCAGCAATCGAACTGGCCGCGCTGACGAGCGAAGCGTCTTCCGAGGAAGACGAGGGCTAGCCGTAGCCCTGTAGGACTTCACCAGACCCGGCTAATTTGCCCCGTGTGGCGTTCAAAGTGTCGGGGGGTAGGAATTCCTGTCCCCGGCACCGAGAACGCTCACGGGGCTTCTCTGCACAGAGCGCAAAAAGACGGTATGTTCTTCGCCCCACCCGATTGGAGAACCAAATGATTCGTCGGACAGCCAACCCCACCGAGAACTTCACCATCGTGACCAACGCGGCTATCTGTGATGCCGACCTGAGTTGGTCAGCCCGCGGCCTGCTCATCTACCTGCTCTCCAAGCCAGCGCACTGGTCAGTCCACGCTCGCCAACTGGCGAAAGAAAGTCCCAACGCCAAGAGGGACAAGATTTACAACCTGCTTGCCGAACTGAAATCTGCTGGGTACGTCAAGACAACGCAGGTGCGCCAAGAGGATGGCACCCTTGGTGAATTCGACTACGAGGTCTACGACATCCCCTTTGGTTGGGAAAATGACTTGACCGGTTCCGGGTTTACCGGATACGGAGAAACCGGTAACCGGTATTTCCGACAAGAAGAAAGGATATATAGAGAGAAAGAACTGAAGATAGAAAAAGATATTGTTCATTCCAGTGAAATCCTTGAAAAATCAAGGAAAAAGCGGGAACGGCACCCCTACAGCCCAGAGTTTTTAGCAATCTGGCTCGTCTACCCGCGAAAAACAAACAAAACCACTGCTGGCAAGCAGTACGAAGCACGAATTCGCGAGGGGATTTCACCGAGCGAACTCTTGACCGCAGCCGAAAACTACGCGCTCCTTCGCCGCAACGCTGACCCGCAGTTCACAATGATGCTTTCCACCTTCCTTGGGCCGAACGAGCGTTGGCGGGATTACCTTCCGGGTGGCGCGGGATTGGCCGAGGGGCGACCCGGCAGTGGTGGAACCATCAACATCCTGCAACGATTCTTGGACGGAGAAGACCATTGACGAAACTAGAACTCGCCCAAGTGCTGGCCGTGCTTTCAGCAGCGTACCCAAAGTGGCAAATCACAGAAGAACTCCCAAAGGTGTACTACGAACTCCTTGGGGACATTGACGGTGAAATCGTGCAGCGAGCCACGAAGCAGTGGGCGATGACCGAGAAGTGGCCCCCGACCATTGCCGAACTCCGTTCGACGTGCGCTGAAATCTGCGGGATGCTGGCCCCAAGCCCGGAGATGGCGTGGGCTGAAGTCGCAGATGCGATTCGGACAAAAAATTGCAACTGGTCGCACCCGGCCATTGCGAGCGCAGTGAAAACCGTTGGGTGGTGGGACATCTGCCACAACGAGAACGTGACAGCGACACGAGCGCAGTTCTTCAAGATTTACGGCGAGTATCAGCAGCAGGGCGACAAGAAAGTGGTACTCTCCACAGGCTTGTCTTCCGGCATCGCACAACTTTCCACTAACGAGCGAGCAGAACTAGCAACTGGCACTTGACACTGATGCTCAACCCTTGTATCGTGTCCTTTTGCAACGCCTAACGGCCAAACCAAGGAGCAGCAATGACCAGCCAAGACCAAAACCCATCCCCGAACGAATCCCCAACCGGAGCGTTCACCTACATCCCTGCGCCCCCTGCGAAGAAGTCGAACAACACCATCAAGATTGTCGGCATCGTGGCAGCAGTCATCGTGATTCTCGCCATCATCGGCGCAGCATCCGGTGGTGGAAAGTCCAACAACGGTGGGAGCAGCAGTTCTAACTCCAACAGTGGAGCGACCAGCAACACGCAGTCCTACTCGTCGTGGAAGGCTGGCTTCTCCCCGGTGTGGAGCCAAGTGCAGGCCGACTGGAACAGCACCTCAACTGCCCTCGGCAACAACGACCAGACCACCGCTTCCAACGGATTTGCTAGCCTCGGTCAGGATGCAGCCCAAATCGCTCAATACGAGAACTCGCCCGACCCCGTGCTGAATGCCGACATTCAGACCTTGTCGGACGACCTCCAGACGGTTGCAGCCGATGGCGAGACTGCCCTGAGCAGCAACAGCAGTTCCGACTTCAATACCTTCGGGAACGACTGCACGACCTTCAAGGCTGACGAAGCGACGGTGGCGAACCAAATCACCACCGACAACAGTTCGCTCGCTTGACGTGTTCAACTAGAACGCCTACCCAAATGGGTAGGAATAGTCGGGGCGAGGTGGTCACTTCGCCGTCTCCCCCTCGCCCTGACGCTCCCTTTCACCATAGAGGACAACAATGACTGATTGGACGCAAGTAGAAACCGACCACCCAGTTTGGATTGAAGGTGAAACCAAGGGCAAGTTCTTCTTCCGTGCCGTCGAAAAGGATGGCCGACTGCGAATCACTGGTGGAAACAACATTTTCCGCACCCGGAGCGTTGACCCTGCGCTCGTCACCTTGCGCACGAGCCACCTGCGCCCCAAGAAGTGAGCGACAAGAAGCGTTGCCGTAAGTGCAACGAGTGGAAGCCCCTGAGCGACTTCACGGAGCGCAGAGACAGGCCGGGAGCCTATTCACCAGCCTGTAGAGCCTGCGACGGAGCCAAGAAGCGCAGCCAAGCAAATCGGTGGCAGGCAACCCAGCGAGAATCAGCAGTCAAGGCTTCCAAAGTGATGAAGCGCACACCACTGAAGCCAGTGAGCGACCATCGCCGTGAGGTCAACGTCGAACGCAAGAAGCGAATGGTGGAAAAGTTTGGCGACCCCCGGACTTGGGAGTGTCGGTTCTTTGAGTACGCTCCACCGAACGCTGGACTTCCAAAATGCTTCGGTGAAATCCACGGCCACGAACTTCTGAGCCGGGCCAAGGCAGGGCGCACCGACGAGAACATCTTGAATATGGAGAACGTCATCACCTTGTGTGACTTCCACAACGGATGGGTCGAAGACAACCCCTTGCTCGCCAAGCAGTACGGCCTAAAACTTTAGGCTTCCAACATCACCAAAAAAAGTTTTGGAAATGACTTGACTTTGTGACACCGGTACTGTACACTGGTTTATGTAGGGCGAAGTTGGTTCTACGGAGTTCCTTGAAAACCGATTTGTAGTTTCTAGGGGGTGTGCGGTAGGCCTTGTTGCTTCGGCTAGCACAAACCCAACGTTTGCTTACTCGCACCTCGCCTAGAGATTACAAGTCACCATTCGATGGGTGTGGAGAACCACTTTGGGCAACGGGCTTCTAAGGCACCGTTGTGAGGTGGGGCTACCGCTTAGAACGGGAAATCCCAATTTGAGTTCTACGCCAAAGAGTGACGAGCGCGAGCAGGCTGGCAGGCTGGGCTTACCCTTCCACTTGGACGCGTGTGGGCGAGCAGGGTGGTTCTGCCAGACTTATCGAATGAAACCGAGAACTGCGGTGCCATTATCCGGTGCTGTCATACGGGGCGAACCAGCAACATCGGGGAGAACTAAGCAGGCAGACTAAACCTTCGGGGCTGGGTAGTGAGAGCAGTAAAGCGACGAGCCTCACCTTTGGGTGGGGCTTTCGCCATTTTCCAAACTCGGCTGTAGCATTTTGGTGTGACTTCCATTCCCTGCTCCATCAACCTGCATCCCAGTGAAATCCGAGTGGGGGACACGGGCTACGCCAAGACCAACGGGCAAGTAGGTCGGCTCATCCGCATTGGCGAGCGCATCAAGTTCCACCACACCACCTACAACCACGTCTTTACGGTGGTCAAGGCTGGCGACACCTACGACAGCATCCTCGTTGTCCAAGCCACTCCAGTCCACGGCATCATCCTGTCCCGGTTCAGTGAAATCTCCGATGCTGCCGAACTGGTCACGGTGCTGCACCCACCTGTCAACTGCGACCCGACCAAGGTGGCCGAGTTTGCCAACGACCAACTGGGTGACCCCTATGGCTTGCTCACCATCGCTTGCATTGCGATTGACGTGCTGACCCCTGAGTGGTTTGTGGCGTTCCGTCGCCCCGGCTCGTGGATTTGTTCAGCACTCGGTGGCGAGGCACTGCGCTTCGGTGGCTTCTACATTGACTTGGGAGATATCTACACCGTCACGCCACAACAGTTGTTCGATGCCCATTCAGCAGCACTTGAAAATGTCACACCCCTAAGGTAGGATTAGATTATGAACACCAACCCATTCCATCCCGACAACCTTGACCCCATTGGTAAGGCGTTTACCGCTATCAAGAAGGGCGACCTGCCCGGCCACGAATTTCACGGAAACCAGTGGACAAAGGAAGAGACGGGCGGTACAGCCCCTAAGCCACTCAACCCCTATTTCCCCAATCTTCCCGACTTTCACGTAGAGCCGGGGAGAAACGGTTCCACCTTCCTCGTGAGGCGAGGGGGAGCAGAAGATGGCCTTCCCTTCTGGATTAGCAACGGTGAAATCGAAGTTGAACACAACGGAGAGATAAGTTTTCACGCTCAAGGCTCGGACGATGGCAACCACATTGACACCACGCTGCGTGCGTCGCCCCAAAAGGTGTTGACGTACACCGATGACTTGAGTACGGACAGAAGGGATTTTCCCGGTCTGAGTTTCTCCACCACTGGCAAAGAAGAAGCAGATGGAACGCCACACTCCTTGAGTGACCCTATCTACGAGTTGGGAACCGGCAAGCAGGTAGGAACCTACAAGGATGCTGTCGCTAATCTTTTCGCCGCCAACGGCACTGGCTCGGACCTTGATGCCGACATTGCGAACGGTCATCAAGAGCCCGACTGGTCCTACTACGGCGACTGAGTATCGAAGTAATGGCTGGGCGCAAGAAGGCCACCCCAACCCCGGTTGGAAATCACGCAATCACCATCGAAGCCACCAAGAGCCAGATGATGAACCGTGAGTTGTTCCAGCCGTTCTGCACTTGTGGCTGGACAACCCCGAAGTGGGGAAGTTACGGGCAAGCGTTTGTGGCAGGTGGAAAGCACACAGCCGAACAGAACTGAGTGCGCCGTCGAAAACGACGGACACCGTAGTAGGTATGACCATTACTACGATTTGTGCCATCATCAACACCATCCTCGGCCTCGCGGTCTTCCATCGCAACCGGAAGTAGGCTTGTCCTATGACGGTAATCTGCGGTTGGAGTGATGGTGAAAACGCAGTCATCGGCGGCGATTCAGGAGCCTTTGACGAAGGCTCGGCAATCACTACGACTAACCAGAAGGTTTGGAAGTCAGTAGAACACCACACGCTCGTCGGAGTGTCCGGCTCGTTTCGCATTATGGAACTCGTTCACCAAAGCGGTCTGGGCGAACCTCGGCAACTCCGGGACTACCTCATCACTCAAAGCGAGAAGTCGGGCTTCCCAATATCACCAGACTGGGGCGTACTCGTCGTTGGATTGGAAGGGGTCTGGGAAATCGGCTCGGACTTCTCTTTAGTGAAATCCTCGGAACGCTACAACGCCATCGGTTCCGGCGGTCTTGCTGCTCTCGCAGCCCTGCACGTTTTGGAAACAATGGATGACCTATCACCACAGAGCCGCATAAAGTTGTCCCTGTCGGCAGCGATGTACCACACCACCTACGTTCGCAAACCGTTTAAGGTCATTGCATTATGAGTTGGACGCTGGAATACCCTGAACGCCCTTGGACGCTCAACAAGGAACGAACGCTCCACCATATGCAGCGAGCCAAGTTGGTGAAAGAGTGGCGACAGGCCTTTTGCGAACTGGCCCAAGAATTTATGGTTCCACATTTGGAACAAATAGAAGTGGTGGCCCAGCCCTACGTTTTGAACGCTCGGTACCGGCAGGATGTTGGCAACTGTTTTCCAGCAGTGAAGGCAGCCGTTGACGGCCTCGTTGATGCCGGAGTTTTGCTGGATGACAACGCAAACGTGGTACTGAAATTGACGTTTCTGGTGCCGAAGTTCGGCAAGGATGCTTTAGAAATAACAATTTCCGAAGTATCATAGGGAGGCTATGAACTTCCCGACCTACGAGAATCCGACGAACTACCCAGCGCAGTCGGTTGTAGATTCGACTGATTTCGCAGCGATTACGGCAGGTTCAGCACTTACCGGTGTCATCTCCGGGTGCGCCGTGACCCCAAGTTCAGGGATGACCGTCGGGATTGCGAGTGGTGTAATCGCCATCGCAGGTTCTTCCTACTCGGCCAACTCCGGCACGGTAGTGGTTTCAGCAGCCAGTACCGGTGACCGACGAGACATCGTGTACGCCACTTGGAGTGGCTCGGCAGTTGTCTACAACTATCTTGCTGGAAACGCCTCAACCACGGCGAATTGGCAGTTCACGAACGATTCGGCAGCCCCGATTAAGCCGAACCTGCCTGCCAACGCAGTGCTGCTCGCTGAAATCTACGTCGAAGGCACGAACGCCACGCCCACGACAAGCATCACCACCAACGAGATTTTGGATAAGCGAGTTATTGTCAGCCTCGCCGTGACCGGGCAGACCGACATCTTTACTGGAACGCTGCCACCGGGCAACACGTTGATGCTCTGGCTCAACACGGCTGCTGCTGGAAACGGAACTCAGGGGCCAACAGGCCCGGCTCCGACTGCAACAATTGGAACCGTCACCGGTACTGGCCCAACGGGAAGTCCGTCAGTCTCCGTCTCCCAGACCGGCAACACGTTTGCGCTGAGTTTTGTACTTCAGCAAGGAGCCACAGGCTCAACCGGAGCAACTGGAGCAACCGGCCCAACGGGAGCGACTGGCCCGACAGGAGCAAGCGGAACTAGCCCGACGTGGATGGGTGCAGTGTTTTCAGTAAGTGGCGCAACTGCTGGCGCAACGCAAACTGCCGGTTTGAATGGCACGACGCTTTCTTGGCTCACTGGTTCCACCACTGCATACAACTACACGGGAACCATTTCTGTTGATGGGACTGGAACGGTCTTCACCGTGAATACAACTGGCATCTACAGAATTTCCACCTATTGGGTTGCAACTGGACAGGTCAATACCAACTTCAACGCCAAAGTTATTGGGAGTAATGGCCCAAACCTCGCTTCTACCCTCGTTACCAACTCTGGCTACACGACAACGCAATCAGATTCCTACACGCAGAAGTTGACTGCTGGAAACACCTTTTCCGTCACTTACGTTGTCGGCAACACGGCACTGAAATTGTCTACTGCTGGTGGTGTCGCGTTTATCAACGGTTCGCAAATATTGTTTGAATACCTGAGCGCAAACATCTAGGCCCAGAATGACCCAACTCGCTTACTTTTCACTAGCAGCAACCGTGACGACAGGCAACCCGACAGGACTTGTCGTGCCGGTCAGCAGCACATCAGGTCTTGCTATTTCGATGTCGGTCATTGCTTCTGGGGTCAACACGACAATTTCCAGCATTGGAACTGGCACCATCACGGTTGGCAGTACGTCGAACATCACCAACGGCTTGTCGCTAACGATTGGAACGTGGGTCACAGCAGTTGTCGGAGCGCAGGGTGCGACTGGGGCTACTGGGCCTCAGGGGGCAACTGGTTCCACCGGCCCTCAGGGTTCTGTCGGCCCAGCAGCGACGTTTTCAATTGGAACAGTTTTCAGCACCGGCCCGACAGGAACTCCAAGCGTAGGCATCACTGGTACATCTGGTTCTTACGCCTTCAACTTCACGCTTCAGCAAGGCCCACAAGGGGCAACTGGGGCATCTGGTGGCCCAATCGGGCCAACCGGCCCAGCAGGGCCACCGGCAACGACATCTTCGGCAGCAACTCCGGCAGGTTCCACCATTGTCTCGTACAACGCTGGTTCTGGCGTAACGGTGCTATCTACCAACGTCAATAGGAAGCAATTCACGGCCACCAACATTGACCCCTCCAACACAATTTGGTTAGCCCTTGGTTCTACGGCAGCCACAGGAAGCGGAATACAATTGTATCCCGGACAGTCGTGGAACACCTACATCTATGGTGGAACTATCTCGGCCATCACGCTCAGTGGTTCAACTGCGATGTTGACGTTCGTGGAGGTCTAATGGCTGCGATTTCAGTATTGTTCCCGACCTACCAATCAGTTCTTGTCGTTCCTGCAAACTCCAGTCGAAAGCAATTGGTTCTGCAAAACGTCAGCACCACGGGAAACGTCATTTACTTGGGTTACGGTGCAAGCGGTTCGACTGCTCCTGCAACTTTACGCCAAGGGGTGCGCCTTAATCCAAATGGTGGAATCTTCGTGACTGCCGCGACGGGTTGGTTCACGGCAGTTTCGACCACTGCTCCCGGCAATGGACTTCTTGTGGGTTGGGAACTATGAGCGTCACCCTTACAGGCCTCACGCACGACTACTACCAAAACGCCATCCTGTCTACGGGAACTTCAGCACCGACTGGCTCTACGGCAACCGGCACGGGCTGGTCGCCAAACGCATTAACGAACGCAATGGATGGTGGGTTCAACAATTCCACCAACGACCTTATCGCTCACTGGTCGCTCGGTGACATTTCGACAACGGCAGTCAATTCCAGCACTTACGGTTCGCTTCTCAACGGAACTTACAATTCAACATACGCAGTAACCTACCAACCCAGTATTCTTCCGGGCAGGCCAAACGACCACTCGGTTTTTGTAACTGCTGGTTCGACGGTCTACAACGCTGGTGGTGGAATCGTTGTCGGCAACACAACGACCCTCAGTCGTTATTCTGCTAGCAACCTCGCCATCAACGCTTGGATTCAAGTCACAGCATCGCCAACGCCGTACTTCTGTCAGGGAAAAAATGCGACGTTCAGCACCACTGGGGGCGTAACTACTGCTGCCGTTTCAACTTCCGACCTTGGTGGTGGAAACACCGGTTCGGGTTTTGGAGTTGGGAAGTTGTACAACTACGTCAACAACTACTCCCCTACTCAACCGACGAACTGGGTTCAAATTACTGGTGCTGGAATCCCACCCGGAACTGGCATTTCTAATGTCTCCGTATCCGGTTCGACCACTTACCTCACTCTTACCAACGTTGTCAACGTGTCAAGTTCCAGTGTGGACGTGTCCGTCGCAGACCGTTCGCTTTCATTTGGTCGAATCCTCAACAAGGGCGGCGAGTACGAAGTAATTTTCCAAAACACCAACACTCAGAATTACTTGGTGCAGGTTTTTTCGCAAATTCTTGACCCGTCAAATTTCTTTTCTTCGCTCAACGATTCGGTGTCGCAGAACGACACCTATATGGTCACGGTCAACGTAAATGTGATTTTCCCAAGTGGGCAAGCCGAATTGACGGTCTGGGCTAACGGAGTTCAGATTTATTCATATGTTGGCACGTTGGCGAGCGAAGCCGGTCACCAATCAACAAACCTGTCGCTTTTCACTGCGCCGACGAACAACCCGACGAACAATCTTTTCAACATCTTTGCAGGATATTTGCAACACGTTAGTTTGGGAATGTCGCAGACCCCTTACGCCACCGGCCTCAACCAAACATACATTCAGCACCTCTACGTTTTAGGCACTCAGGGGGATTTGTACTACGACCCCAGCAACCCTCAATACCGCTTCCCGGCCATCGTTGATGGCTCCAACAATTACATTTCAGCACCGAAAAGTGCGTATGCCTACCCGTGGGAAACGACACTTTGTCCGGCAAATCCAAAGCGCAGAAACATCACCATCGTCAACGACAGCCCAGTCAACGTGTTCTTGGGCCTCTGCTACACCGACTGCACAATTGCTGGCTTGGAAAGTGGGAACACAAATCCCCTTCGGATTTCACTGGCGATTGGAAATGATGGCAACACCTACAACTACCGACCTCAAATTGGAAACGGTGGGTTTAATGCTGGTGGAAATTTGCCCAGAATTTACGGCTCCGGTATTTACTTGGCTCCAAATGGGGGGAGTTGGTCAAGTGCCTATTATCAAGGCCCGATTTCGGCCATCACCGACCAGTACGCTGGTTACTACAACTTGACGATTATGGAAGACGTGTCTTCATAATGCAGATGATTGGCGTTTTGACAACCGGTGCGACGAACAGCACCATTACGCTTACCGGTAGTCCTTTATCCCCGTGGGTGTTCAATGGTTCCACCACGCCACTGAGCGCAGACCAGATGGCCTTGGTTCAGGTGTTTGGATTTACCCAAAACGGTTCTGGTTCTGGGGCAACGTACACCCAAGTCATCAGCACCGTCGCCAGCAACGAATCTGTGGCATCGTCCACCATTGCTAATCTTGCCAGCGTCAATTCTGCGTACTCGTTTTCAGTGACGGGTCAATGGCCAGCAGGCGCAAGTATTGGAACAGTAACGACGCAAGTGCAAATCGTGCTTTCAGCACCATTGTGGGATATGGCTGGGACTATGAACCCCGGCAGTAATTCGGGGCCGCCCTATGCTTCGACGGCAAGCCCAATTTGGTACAACTCTGCTGGAAAGCCCCCGTACAAGTTGCCGAATACGTCAACGAACAAGGCAGCCTTGACATTGACGGGGATTTCTGCAAGTGGCACGTCGTTTTCGCTGACGAGGCTCGCCGGGGCATCTGCTCAATACTCATCAGGTTTTGGTTTTGCTGTAGGACAACCAGTTTTTGGTGGAAACGCCCTTAACGGGACAGCCATTCCTTTCCTTTCGGATGGAAGCAGTGGAGCAAGCACGAGTACTGCGCCACCAACGGTTATTACAAGCGTCAATCAGGCAGCGCAAACTTTCACCACGAATTGGAACGGCTACTACCAAGGGACGTTGCAATCAACACCAACGCTGTACTTCAATGTCCAAAGCCATAACGTCGGAGCCGGGTGGTACGGTGCTGACGGTGGAGTGACGATGGACTTAGGGCCGATGGGAGTTCCTAACGCCACCATTTACCTTTGGAAAGACACTGACTGGTCTTCGTACCCAGCAACAGACATCAACCCATCTAGGAATCAGCAGGCAAACTACGTTCACTCAACGCTGACATTGCAAACCGGTTCTTACGACCCGAACTATGCAGCGTCGCAAGAATTTGGTGGAAACTCCAACTACCAATTCGGCTTTTACGCCCGTGAGGGTCGGGACACTTCTGCTCCTTCTGAATACATTCCACCACACTTGTCAGGAACGTTTACGACCCCAGACGGCCCGTACGTTGTCGCTGGCGATTACATCTACATCGGAGGTGGAGCAAAGTTTATGGATTGCGCCACTGCAAACCGTGGCCAACTAATGCAGGTGTCGAACGTCATCAACACAAGTGGTTTCACCACAATTGGAACGGCAACCTGTACGTTGACTGCCGGGAGCAGGACTGTTCAAGTTTCCAACCCGTCGCTTCTTGGAAGCACCATCCAAAAGAACTACCGTATCTACGGCACCGGAATCACCTACTCAACCATTGTTGACGTTCTCAACGTCACTGCATCTCCCATTGCTGCTGCTGGAACCTTTCAAATGAATCTTCCAGCCACAACGAGTACGACAACGACGCTGACGTTCTACACGGCAGCGTTGAACCATCCAAGAGATTGGATTTGGACAACACTCCAAGAGCCATCGAACTATTTCACCAACCAACTCCTTGCTCCTGATGTGAGCAATATGCAATTTTTTGTTGCAGCAGGATTGGGAAGTGTTACTGCCAGCCCGGAACGCCTTGGTGGGTTCTCTTTCTACAGCAACCCGAACAACACTTGGGTGAACGGCAGTGGCCAAACGTGTTGTGGTGATGGCTACGTCTATGGGTTGTACGGCCAGTACTGGACACGAATTCCCTATACAGACCTTTTCACTGCAAATCCTTTTGGAAATGTTGAGTACTACCTTGGGCCAAACGCGGGAACGTGGACTGGAACACCAGCCAACTCGTTCGTGTACGTCAACAACGGTTCCACCACAAAGCCGCAAACTTCGGGATGGGTGCATCAAGACGTTGTTCAGAGTGGCGACCAGCAACTGTTCACCCTGATGTATCCAGTTGGGCCATTCGGTTCTTTTTACGGTGGTGGGGATATGTATTTCACCCAACGCACCCAAGATGGAACTTACGTCGCCATTTCAATGCTGTCGGCTGGAAGAATTGTCCATATTTCAACTGCACCAAGCCTTATGGGGCCGTGGACTTCGTTCTCCAACGCAAAAATGTGCGCCTACGACTATATGTACCCTGACACCACAGTGAACTACCGGTACGGTTCGGTCTTCCACAGAGAACTGACGTGGCCGGGGCAGGGTCAAGATGACGTGGTGATTCACTACACGAGGTTCTGTGGGGCATCGGGGGGTTCAACCAACGACCCAACGGTGTACTGGCCTGTGTTTTGGATTGTCAGTGGCCTATGAGGTGAAATCCACTACCCCTGTGACTGAACCGGTATTCGTGTAGTAGGGTTTCCAAATGTGGAAGAAGTTGATGACCCTACCGACGAGAACGGCTACTGCCCCGTCTGTGGCCCACGCCATTTCTTTTTGTCCGGCCCTTGGTTTCACCAGCAACACATAGAAGAAGCCAAGAAGCGACATCCATCCAATCCCCAGCAGTGAAATCCCTTTACCCCCTAGGAGAACAATGACTGAACCCGTGACCCCACTCCCCGAACGCCAGCCGATGGATGAAGGCTTTTCAGCAGAGGTCGCTGCACTTCTGAGCCACATCAAGGATGTCTGCAAGCAGATGCGTGAACACGAGAAGGCAGTTATTTCACTGGGCGTAGAGCGTCGCCAGACCGTCACCCGTCTCCGCGAACACGGCGTGACGTGGCGCAAGATTGCTGAATGGGCAGGCACGACTGACCAAGCCCTGTACAAGCACCACAACCGGGAAACTAAGTAATACTTGTAGTTGTCACAACCCTATGCTAAAGTGGGGTTATGCCGACAAGTGAGTTGCTAGCCAAGGCTGTCCAGTATCTCGCTGCCAACTGCGATGGTGCGGTTCAGCAAGATGCCAAGGGGTTCAATGGCCCCGACAGTCGGTTCGGTAAGGCACTCGCAGCAATCTCCCCTGAAGCGTGGAGCGAAGGTTCCCAGCGTGAAGCGTGGGAGATGCTTTCCAAGTACCGAGGCCAACTTGCTAGTGGTGGAATTGACTACGACGCTATTCCTGAGCCGTCAAAGGTCAAGGGCCAGAAGTTTGTCCGTGCCGTTGACGTAAAGGCTGGCAAGATTCTCGTCTTCCTGCCGTATGGTGATTCGGCGTATCCCAAGGGTGCGCTCAACGCTATGTGGAACCGTGAACTGCGAGGTTGGCAGGTTTCGGTCAGCAAGTACGGCTCGGTGCTGGACTGGGCGAAGCAGAACAACGTCCCGGTCACGGAGCGAGCCAAGGCGTTGCTGGAAAGTGCGCCCAAGCCAGAACACCCCGACTACATCGGTAAGGCAGTATTCCGCAACGGCGAAATCGTGATGGCGTTTGACTACAACCCATCGCTCGTAGATGCTGTGCGCTCAATTCCGGGTCGTAGGTGGAATGGCGTAGACAAGACGTGGGTTGTCCCCAAGGAGACGGTCAGCATCGTTCGCAAACTGGCGAGCGACTACAACATTGAACTGTCCAAGGGCGTGTTGGAACTGCCTGAGGTAGAAATCACCACCGGGCCAAAGATTTCGGTTCAAGGCCGGGACTTCGCTATCTCGTTCACCTACGACGCTCAACTGCTCAGCGCAGTGCGCCAGATGCCGGGTTCGTCGTGGTCACCAGCATTACGGACTTGGGTTGTCCCCATCGAATCCGTAGACGAAGTGCTGAAATTCTCCAAGGAGTTTAACGCTGCAATGTCCCCTGAGGCAGTGCGCCTCGTTGACGAAGCCAGCATCGTACAAGAAATCATTGAAGCCTCGGCTGCCAAAGATGCCCAAATCACCATCAAGGGATTCGGCAGTGAAACACTGCAACTGTTTCCGTTCCAACGTGCCGGGGTTGCCTATGCACTGCGAGCAATGGGATGGGAACACACCAGCGAAGGCGTGTGGGAGCGCACGAAGAACACCGGTGAAGGTGGGGTCATCGTTGGTGATGAAATGGGCCTCGGCAAGACCTGTCAGGGCCTTGGAATTTTGCAAGCCACCCAATCGTTTCCAGCAGTCATTATCTGCCCGGCAAGCCTGAAATTCAACTGGGAGCGTGAAGCCCACAACTGGTTAGGAGAGGCCGGAACCGTCATCCTTGAAGGAACCACGAAGCCTAATCTCCGCCTGAGCCTGCCTCGCTCGGTCTTTCTTGATGAGCAAGTAAGGTTCCAACTTTTCAGAAAGATACAAGACATCAAGTTGACGAGCGACGACCCAACCGTATTGAGTTCGCTTCGTAGGGAAGCGCGGCTCCTTGACGAACGTGCGAACATAACTGCGACCACCAAAACTGGAAAGCCAGTCCATCAAACCCTTGTCAGTGTTGTAAACGACAATAGTCCAAGCCTTGCCGGATTTGGAAATGCTTCCCTCGCCATCAACGATTCCAGCGATGTATCCGAGTTGGGCAATATCGTCCGGCAGGTTCAGGGTGCGACCCTCAAATCGCCTATTTCTCGGCTTGGGGTTGGCGAAGTTGTCCAGTCGCTTTTGGAAAGCAGCGACATTGTGGACGTATCCGGGGAAGTCCTTGACGATTTCGTTGATGTTGTCGCCTCGTTCTCGTCTGGCGACGGCGTTGGCGAGTTCATCAGTGCTGTATCTAATGCTCATCCCATCATTATAATCTGCAACTACGACATTCTGACCCACTGGGTAGAGCGTTTCACCTCAGTGAAGGGCATCGTGCTAGACGAGAGCCACTACGTCAAGAACGGCGCAGCCCAGCGTTCCAAGGCAGCCATCAAGTTGTCCGACAAAGTGGTGGAAAACGGCGTTCGTGTTTGCCTGTCCGGTACGCCTATCGTCAACCAGCCGTTGGAACTGATGACCCAACTTCGCATCGTTCACCGACTGGATGACTTTGGTGGTGCATCGTCATTCCGCAACGTCTACGGCAGAGCCAGTGCGAAAAGCCTCGCATCCCTCAATCGCAAACTGCGCTCAATGTGTTATGTCCGGCGCAGGAAGGCTGACGTGCTGACCGAACTGCCACCAAAGCGTTGGAGCAGCGTGGTGGTGGAAGGCGACGCAGCCGTGATGAAGGAATACAAAAAGGCAGAAGCCGATATTGTGAAATACCTTTCACAACTTGCAATGCAGTTTGCCTTGGAATCCGGGGCAAGTTCAGAGGAAGCCCGCAAAGAGGCGTGGATGAAGGCACTCCGAGCCAGAGCAGCAGAGCAACTGGTCGCAATCAGCACCCTGAAGCAACTGGCAGCGAAGGCCAAGATGAAGGTCGCCAAGCAGTGGGTAGAAGACTTTCTCGCCAACGACAAGAAACTCGTGGTGTTCGGATGGCATCGCACTGTGGTGGATGACATTGCCGTCAACTTCGCCAATGGGGTCAAGATTCAAGGTGGAATCTCGTCAGAGAAGCGTCAAGAAGCCGTTGACCTTTTCCAAAACTCCGACGAACAAAAAGTCATCGCTTGCAACATCAAAGCAGCCGGAGTGGGACTGACCCTCACGGCAGCGAGCGACGTGCTGTTCATCGAACAGGGGTGGACACCGAGCGATATGGAGCAGGGCGCAGACCGTTGCCACCGTATCGGCCAGAAGGACAGCGTGACCGCTTGGCTAATGCTCACGGCAGACACGATTGACGAAGACATCGCAGCCCTGATTCAGCACAAACGCTCCATCGTGGACAGGGCTATTGACGGCACCGACGAAGATGAAGACGAGGAAGGCTCAATCGTTGGTGATTTGCTTGTCAGCCTCGCAGAGCGTGGGTTGCAACAGACTAGTTAAATCATTTCTGCTTCAGCAGACAGGTTCTTTGCCTTGGCCGAAGCGTCGTGGGCCTGCTTGTACAGAACCTTGGCGTTAGCCTCATCACCACTGGCGTAGGCGTGTGCAGCACGTTGCCAGAGTTGGCCAGCCTGAATGTGAGCCTGAGCAGCCTTTTGGAATCGCTCGCTTGCGAGGTCGCGACCACTCCAGCGGTCGGCCTTGGCGACCCAACGAATCAGGGTATCGCTAGTGAAATCAGACGCATCCATAGATACCAGAGTATCGCAGGGTGCTGGAATTCCTACTTGTTCTCGTCGCTACCAAGAACGGCCTGAGCAGCGCGCCACAGGGCTTCTTCGTACTTCAACTGGTCGGGCTTCATCTTTGCCTTGGCAGCGTCACGAATTGCCTTTTCATCAGCACTCTTGGTCACGTTCTTCAACTCCATTATGTGGTAGTCGGGGGTGCCAAACTTTTCGTAGTCCCAGTCGCTGGGAGCGTACTCCTTGTTGAACGGCATCACCTCGGTATCTCTAAACCCCAGTTTACCATAGACTTGGGGGAGATGCTCACCGAAACACTCAACGTAGTTCACCCCGTGGTTCTTAATGGCATCGTGCAGCATTGCAGCACCACTGCCACTCACGCCCTTGGAGAACAAAGCCGTGGCTTCGATTCGACCATCACCGTGGTCGTGGATGAGGCAGCCGGTTCGACCATCCGGGGACAGAAGCGGGGTCATCTTCTCGGCCTTAATTTGGGCGAGGGTGTAGTGATTCACGAACGCAGAGTAGGGATTTCCCTTGAACGCACTGCTGAAAGCCGACAGGAATTCCTTGGGGCTAGTCACTTTGGCGTTTGGAAACCCACCTTCACCAGTCCGGTATTGGTTCCCACGAAACGGGTGGCCGTCGAAATCGCCCTTGGAAACCGGGTAGGCAGAAAGAGATTTCAGCAGTGATGCAGTTGTGAATTCGTCGCCACGCATACTGCCAAGATTACTTTAGTTTTGTAAATGCCTTACTTCGGTTCAGCAGTAAGGGAGCCGACATCATCCAAGTCGCAGGCAACGGCCTTGTTCTTGTGCCGGAAATGGTTTGGAGTGGTGGAACCGGGGACAATGCGCTCAATGCTTGCCCCGCAATTTCGACAACGCAGTTCAGTCATTTCTTCACTCTACCTCAGTCAGTGAAATGTGTCTAGGGTCAATCGTCTTGTGGCTCAGCAGCGATGTTCTGGGCTGCCTCGGTTGCTTCGTCTGCCTTTTGGGAAGCATCAGCAGCAGCAGTAGAGGCGTAGCGACAGTTCCCCATCGAATGGTGAGTGGATGGGGTTGCACCTTCCACCTTCGTGTTGGCAAACGCAGCAGCATCGTTGATTCGACCAGCCGTGTAGTGCGCTTGCATTGCATCTCGGTGTGCAACGGAAGCCTGCATCCACGCACGAGTGGCAGCGTTGTCAACATTGCCGTTTTCACCACGCAGTTTGTACGCCAACGATTGGAGTTGGTCGGCCATATCTTGATGTCTAATTCCGTATCCAAGGTGGAATCCACCCATCGCCCGGAAATCTACAGGTGGGGTGTCGAACTTCGCCAGCATCTCTTTAGCGTGAGGGCCGTAGTAGTCGGTTTCCACCATCTTCGTCACAGGCATTGCCTTTTGGTTGATGGTTGCTTGGAGCGCAGCATTGGAAGCCCGTGCAGCCATTCCAGCAAAAGCGTGAGCCTTATCCCCGGTCAGAGCATTGGAAGCAATAGAGCCACCCTCAACGGGTCGGATAGCGTCAATCTCGTCAGCAGCCTCGGTGTGGGCAGTTGCAGCGTCACGATGCTTCTGAGCAGCATCACCAGTCAGTTGTGATGCCAGAGCCGAGTGTTCAGCAGCCAATTTCCGGTGGGCAGCAGCCGAGCCGGACAGGTCGCCATCGGTGGAAACCCGAAGTGAGTTTGCCTTTTCTGACAGCAGCGAAGACTTGTTGCTCGCCGGGTTGTTGCCAACTTTGGAAACGGGGTAGTTGCTCAGGGGTCGCAGTAATGCCTCAACAGTGAAATCCTCAGCCTTGATAATGGTTGGCTTGGGATTTGGAAGGGCTGCGATTTTGGCTGCGCTTTCTGCTGAAAATCCCTCTAACCCACGGTCATTAAGCCTTTTAATGCCTAACATTTCGTGATAGGGATGGCTGTCGGCTGTCGTTTGGTAGGTCATCGTCAACCCCTTATCGGCTGCCATCTGAATCGCCTGCTCCATTAGTGCCGTTGCAGCACCGGGCATCTTCCCGGTTGAGCCGAGGTAGCCAATGCTGGCTGATGGAAGTATCGGGCCGCTACCGTCGCCCAAGCGTATGTCGGGAGAGTGAATGGCAACATTTACAGCAGCCACTATTTCGTTGTTTTTGTTGCGAGCAACAAACAAGTGCGATGAAACGATTTGGTTGGGGTTGATTTCACTATTTGCAGCCCTGAAGTTGGCGTGGGCATACATTGCTGCTTCCCCTAGAAAGCGGATGCCTTGCTGATGGCGAGCGTCCATTGCCTTGTATTCTGGCGTTTCTCGCATTTCTAGGAATGTGTGGTAAAGGTCACTTATCTTGTTTTCGTTGTCTACGCGCTCAATTTTTCCACCAGCGTCGTAGAACTCTTTGAGGTTCCTTTGGAACGCAGCGATGTTGGCAGGCATCTCTCCACCCTGACCACCAGTCCACTGATTCCCGTGGAAAACGTGGCCCTGAACGTCGCCTTTCACCACTGGGTAGCGAGCAAGCCCTTGAAGTAAGGCGTTTGTAGTGAAATCAAGCACGGGCAGCCTCGCCTAGAAGTTTGACAACATTCTTCACCTCGTCAGGACTCCACGAGTAAGTCAGTTCGTTGTCGGCAACGTGCGCCCCAAGCGCACCCCAGAAGTCAGCGCCTTCGCCAGTAGCATCAAGTTCAACGCTGTTCCCTTTCTCGGCGGCAACTTGAAATGCCGTGTGCGCTAAAGCGGTTGCAGCCCCACGGGTTTCACCTGTTGTGCCAATGAAATGGAAATAAGAAATCTTTTGTGCGTCAGTGGCGCTAAGTGCGCCTACTGGCTTCCCATCACCATCTCTGGCGATGTAAACGTGGTCGCCCCCCACCTGAAGTGCTTCAAGCATCATTCCAGCACCGTCGTGATAATCGTGAGCAACCGAAAAGGCTTTGATTTCTTGCGTTGCTTGCGCTATTTCGCTAGGTGTGGCATCAGTGATTGACCCGCCATTTGTGTAAAAATGGTTGAGCGATGCGCCAAAGCGTGCAACATTTTCTTGGTCAAGCACGCCACCGTAACCCTCAACCCATTGATTGCCGTGAAATGGGTGTCCTTCGTGGTCGCCCTTCACCACTGGGTAGCGAGACGCACACTTCAAAAGTTCGGAAGTGAGGAACGGGTTCGCCATAAATCCCATCCTATCCTTGGCTTAGTGAAATCTTGTAGGCTTACGCTATGACCATCAACGTCAGTTCCGAAAATGTGGCTATTGACAGCATCAGCGTTCATCCGGCCAATCCTCGCCTCGGAGATGTGGCAGCCATCGCAGAATCACTGGAGGTCAACGGCCAGTATTCACCAATCGTGGTTTGGAATGACACCATCATCGCCGGAACGCACACTTGGAAAGCAGCCAAGTCGTTAGGGTGGAAAACCATCGCCATTACACGCTTCGACGGCAGCGAAGATGACGCACTTCGCATCCTCATCACCGACAATCGCACCAGCGACATCGCTTCTTACGACAATAGTTTGTTGCTAGATATGCTGAAATCACTGCCTGACCTTGAAGGAACGGGCTTTGAGTTGGCAGATTTGGATGAACTTGACGGCCTGCACAACTCCGAAGGTGGGGGTGTTTCACCAACGCTCCTAGACGAAGACCCGACAGACAACCTGAACCCACCAGTCAAAATCCAACTTGGTGATTTCTACGGGCAACTTGACCCCACGCTCCACGACCTTTGGCTCGCCAGCGTGAAAGATGAGGTGGGCGACAAGAAAGCATCCATCAACCGGGAACTTAAAAACCGACTTGACCTGCCAGAGGTTCCAAAAGTCCGAGTGGTGAAAGAGAAGAATTCTGCCGTCGAAGATGAGCAGAAGGTCACGATGGTGGAAACCGAACTCGTGCCACTGTCCGAACTCCGTCGCTTCCCCGGCAACCCACGAGAAGGGGACATCGGGGCCATCAGCGAAAGTTTGCGCGTCCTCGGCCAGTACCGGCCCATCGTGGTGAACCGGCGCACCAACCAAATCCTGAAGGGCAACCACACGGCAGCCGCAGCATCAGCACTCGGTTGGAAGGAAATCGCCGTGGTGTGGGTGGACGTAAATGAAGTTGCAGCAACCAAAATCGTCGTGGCTGACAACAGAATATCCGACAAGGCAACCTACGACAACGACCTGCTAGTGAAATCGCTGGCGAAGTTGGACAGTTTGGAAGGTTCCGGCTTCGACCAAGAAGATGTTGCCGAACTTCGTGCAGGCAAGGATTCCACCAACCCAAAGGAATCCAAATCGAAGTTCAAGATTGGCGACTACGGATTTTCTGTCCCGGAGAGCATTTACCAATCGTGGGCATCAGACACCCTCGTGCCAGACGAAGCCCTGCACCGTCTCGGACTGCCGTTAACAGCACTGCTACGAGAGGCAAATTAAGCAACCCGTAGTAGCATCTCCGCAGGAGGTTCCCCTGTGTCTACCAATCCTTTTCATTCCGAAGAATTGCTGAAATCTGTTAGCAACTACCCTGTGTCCAAGGGTGATGAAGCAGGACACCCTTTTCGCGGGAATCAGTACACGAGTGGCGAAGCATCAGATTTTGCTCGTGACCACACGCAAACCGGTGACTTTGCTGCCGATAAGGGCGGGAATGAAAACTACTCCATTGCTGAAAAGCATTACGCTGCTGCAAGGGCTTGGCAAGACGTTGCAAACGGTAAGGGCAACGAAGCCGACGCTATCGCTGCATCCAAGGCTGCGAATGAACTTAGCAATGGACGTTTAGGTGTCACCGCAGGGCCTGAAGAAGAAACGCCAAGTTCTCCAAACCAAACACCTGCAAGTTCCGTCAACGTTGGAGGAACGACTTGGACTGTTGGTGGAAAGCCGGTTGCTAAGGGCGACAATTTTCATACGGCTGCTCTACTGAAATCAGCATCGAACTACCCCGTTTCTAAGGGCGGGCCGGGTTCGGGCGCACAACCGGGCCACCCATTTCTGGGAAACCAATACACCGGGGGTGGGAAAAAGGATGATTACGCCAAGGCTGCTGCCGACATAGCCAAAGAACACGCCTTGGAAAGTTGGAGTGGCGACAATCACGAAGCCAGCAAAGCAGCCGAGTGGTCGGAAGACCACGCTGGTGAAATCCAACCAACCGAAGAACACTTGCGAGCCGTAGCAGACCTGCACAATAAAATTGCTGGCACCCACGAAGACAACGACGAGGCTTACCAAGGCGACCCCAGTGAGTATTTCGGCAGGCCAGTTTACGTTCAAGGTGCCGTTGACGCTAACCGTGGTGTTGCCGAAAAAGCAACGGCTCTTGCCGACAGGGTGGCAAGTGGTGGAACCGTCTCGCCCGACGAAATGAACGACCTTAAAGGCGACATTAGCCAAGCCGCTGCGGAAAGTCATTACGCTGCTGTTGACGAAGCAGGCGGATTCTAAAATTGACAAATCCCTTCTCAATCCAAAACCTCGCCCCGACGTGGAATGTGGCTACTGAAATAGTTAAGGGAGATTCGCAGGGTCATCCTTTCCGGGGGAACCAATATCAAGCCGGTTCGGCAAACGCAGTGAGTTTGGCAACCGACGCTAACGGTTGGCTGAAAAACGCTGGCAACCTGCACGAGGCTTACAACACCCACGCCAAGGCTAGGGATGCCCACCTCGCAGTAGCGAGGAACATCACCGGACAGTCTCTTGCAGAAGGCGATGCAAAGAACGCTCACATAAAGGCAGCAGGCGCACACCAAGAAGCGATGTCGCTCATCAACACTGCCATCCAAGGGCGAGAACTCGGAGTTTCACCTGAACGCCAAGCCGCCAACGCTGCCAGCGATGCCGCTTTGGAAGCAAGTCAAAAGGCAGATGAGGCTACGGCTCAACTTCCAATATACGGCAACTCAGACCTACCGAATAGGTAATGACCCAGTGGTGGTCGTGGTGCTTAGACGCACTCGGCCTGACTTGCACCTATCTCGTTGGTAGAAAGTTCTGGTGGGGCTGGCTCGTCTATCAGGGCTACAACGCCGTCTGGGTGACTTACGCCATCACCACTCGGCAATGGGGCTTCCTGCCCGGCTGCGTCGTCTACGCCACCTTGAACCACAAGAATATGCGAGCGTGGCGCAAGGACGCTTGACTGGGGCTTAGCCTTTCAGTATGGTGTAAAGCGTGGATGGATACGAAATCCCTAGCGAAGCACTGCTCAAAGAGGTTTGGGAAGCAGCCAAACTCCTTGGCTACCTCACGGCACGAGTTGACCAGATGCTGGAAACTCGCTGCAAGGTAGAGAAAGAACACATCAGCAAAACGCTGGCGTACCAAGAAGCAGAACTAATGCGCCAGATGGTGCAGAACGAAGTGTCGCTGGAAGAATACGCCGAGCGCAGCGTCGAACGCCTGCGTGTCCACTTAGACGCTTACGCTGAAATAGATGCGTCGCATCGCAACAACTCCAACCGGTTTAAGCAAATGGTGCAAGACAAGTTGGAAGAAGGAAAACTCAACGCCGTCATCAGTTTCACCGTTGATGACCTACAAGGAGACAAAAATGCCTAAGGACTTCAAAAACTGGCACTTCTCGGTAGCCAAGATGCTCAGTGAAATCGTGCAGGTTGACCCAACCAAGACCGAGATGACCGTGTTGCTCACCACAGAAGAATTAGATGCCGTCAAACTGGCAGCCGAACTTAGTGGTGAAAGCGTCGAAGAATTCGTGCTGCGAGCAGCATTGGAATCAAGCGAAATCGTCAGCGAGAGCCAGCAGCCGGAAGATTTTGCCGCAGACCTGCACCTCGTCAAGGAGACGATGCGCCTGCTCAGTGGTGAATACGACCAAGACGAGCGACTGAAGGCAGTCCAAAAGCGCATCCGGGAACTGATGCTGGATGGCTACCGTCGCAAACTCCCCTCAACTGGTGAAGTGTTAGCCGACTTGCACGACTTCGTGACCGAGCAGTTGAAGGGCAACCGTGAGTAAAGACGATTTCACCGACGCACAACTTGAAGCACTGGTCAGCGACAACATCGCCCTGCGTCAGCGCAACGAGGCTTTGGAACGAGAGAACGAGCGACTGACGAGGGAACTTGCCAACAAATACTGAGGGCTGCCACGCCCTACGCCCCACGCTTTATTGTTGTCAGCACAAACTCGCTGGCTGTATGGGCGGGAGGAAACCTGTAGTGAAATCACCAACGATGGAGGAAACCAATGAATATCGGTGACTATGTAGAGGCCAACGAGAACATCCGGGAGCCACTGGGAGAACACCTCATTAACCAAGGAACCCGTGGACACATCGTCAACGTTTCCACCTACGTCACGGCGTACCCGTATGAGGTTCGCTGGGAGCGCAGCCGGAAGACGTGCTGGGTTGGCTCGTTCGACGTTCGGGTCATTGAAAGTGCGCCAGTCGAAGACGATTCGTCAAGTTCCAGCGAGAGATAATGGCAAGACGAGTAGGCGTGACCGGTGGTCGGGATAACTACGACTACCAATTCATTGACCAAGTACTCCGTGAGTTGCTGAAAAGCGATGATGTCCTCGTTCACGGCGACGGAAACGGCGTGGACAGGATTGCTGCTCAGTGCGCCAAGTACCTTGGGGTGAAAACCGAAGCCCACCCAGCAAAGTGGTCATCGCACGGGCGTAAGGCTGGCCCAATTCGCAATACTGAAATGGTTCACTCCGGCCTTGACTTGCTCGTCATCTTCAACGGTGGGGCAGGAACAGCAGATATGAAGCGACAGGCCACCAATGCTGGAATCCCCACGGTGCAGTTCTTGACATCCGATGACTGAACTCCTATAGTGCGGTTATGGCCTGTTCCAAAACCCACAAGTGGAGATACAAGTTTGTGACCAACGAACTCCCCGTGCGAAATTGCACGAAGTGCGGATTAGTGCAAACACCAAAGAAGTACGACCCAAAGCGTCTACTCAGATGGGAACAGGTGGAATCCAATGCCCAAGCAAGCAGATATGGTCAACCACCCACCGCACTACACCAGCAATATGGAAAATGCACTTAGGAAGACATCTTTCCCCCGGAGAAGTAGTTATAATTCCAACTATTAGAGTGAATATGGAGCCTAAAAGGTGGAAAAAAAGCCAACCAGCAGGAAGTCAAATGGAGGACAAGGTGAAATGGGCAGTGGAAATCCTGAAACAGTACGCTCCGCAGCACTTGAAGAACACGACCCTGTAAACAAGCCTGCTCACTACCGGAGCGACCCATCCGGGGTGGAGTGCATCCAAATCACCCAGCACCGGAACTTCTGCGTCGGCAACGCCATCAAGTATCTGTGGCGAGCCGGACTGAAGGATGCTGGCAATAGTGAAAAGACCATTGAGGACTTGAAGAAGGCCGTGTTCTACATCAACCAAGAAATCACACGGTTAGGTTGAAAGCCGTGACCCAGCCAACCCACTCCACTGAGCAGTATTGGAAATCACAGGTAAGAAAGTCTGACGGCAGCGAAGCCGAGTATTGGAAGTCGTTGTTCCTGAGGGTGTGTGGCTATATCAGCACCCGGCCTGAATGGTCAGGCAAGCACCCAGAGGAAGTCGCACAATTCTTCCAAGCCGAGGCAAACCGATGAGCAACTACTTTCTTGGGATGTTTGCTGGAATAATCCTCGCCATTGCTGTCTTCGACATTTGGATGAAGCGACAGTGAGGGGCTTCCGTGGCAATTGGGCCATTATCCCCAACGGCAAGCATTACACCATCGTCGGCACCAAGCGTCTGCCACGCAAGACCAAGAAGTTCTGCACCAAAATCCTAAATCAACTACAGGGAACTAGCGTCATCACCAGCGTGAAATACTTTGCCCACGGGTCGCCCAATTTCGATTTCACTGGAGGGGCAAGCCGTGGATAGCGAAGAAGAAACACGCATCAGAGAGCAACTGCGCCACAAAGAAGTTGAGTTGGCCTACCTAAAGAGGCAGAAGGCAATGGTCAAGTTTGAGGTCAAGGCTCTACGCCGTTTGTTAAATTCCCTAAACCAGTAGTAGGTTGTGTACTCCAACCGCTTTGGAGGTGAAATGCACTGCGCCCACACAACCGTCATTGTCCGAGCAGGTCGCTACCACACGCACAAGCCGTGTTGGTGCGCTACCAAGCCACCGTACACCGATGCTGAAATCTCTCACTATCTTCTCGGCTCACCATTGACCGAGCCAGAGCAGACAGGAAACCAATGAAGGTTTACACACTCCGCAACTACAACCCAATGTTCGGGCTGAACATCCAAAAGTTCGACGGCAAGTGGGGTTTCTACCTCGACCTCGGGCATCATTCGTTGGTCTTTGAGCAAGGCCGACCTGAAAAGGAGTTCTAATGGCAACCCCCATCCCCTCAGACCACGAACGCTGCACTTGCTACCACGGACTAGACGACCACGACCAAGACGGTTGGGGTCGCTGTATGAAGGATGGCTGTCGCTGCACGGCGATGGAGCCGGAAATCCTTGGCCACCCGGATTCACCAGCAGGCAGATTCTGATGGCAGACATTGAGGTTGAGTTCACCGACGAGGAATACGCCCGTATCGAAAAGGCAGCAGCACTAAATGGTGAAACGGTGCAGGAGTTCTGCGAGCGAGCCGTCAAGAACCTGTTCGACAGACTGGGTGACCAACCACTGACTTGACCCCACTCCACCACTTATGTATACTTGCCGTTAGGAAGGAGCGCAATGATACTAACGAACAAGTATGAAGTGGGCGATATTGTCCGCAACCTCTCCAATGAGGACTATGAGGTGATGGAAGTGGTAGTTGCCTAACGGCTTCGCCCCTTGACCAAACCACTGCCGTATTCACTCGCCACGCCCCAAGATGAACTGACGCTGGTGGAAAGAAAGTGTCGGCACAAGAAGGGCTACACGCCAAACAACTTTGACGATTATGTCTACTACACCTATTGCCCAGACTGTGGGGAGAAACTGTGAGCGACAACCAATCCCAAATTTTTGCCAACGACACTCAGGCCGACTTGTTCGCAAGATGGTACAAGTTGGGTGGCACCATCAGCATTAACGGCGACCCCGAATTCACAAGCAGCATTGAGCGCGCCATCGAACAGCGACGGCAAAACCGTAATGGAAACGATACTGAATTGGCAGGTGAACGATGAAGTGGCTTCAAAACCTGTTCAGCCGGGGCAAGAACACCGGCGAACCAATCCCCCAACCACCGAAGTTTGACCCACTTATGGCCGAAGCAGAACGCCGGGTGCGCCAACTGTTCGGAGGCAGGCTATGAACCAGCAAGAACGAGATGCCCTGCGAGAGAAACACCGTTGCCTTGAAAGCAAGGTTGGCCCGTGGTGTCGTTCCTGTATGCACGGTTGGCCTTGTGACACAATCAAGGTGCTTGATGCGTTGGAGGAAGTCACGCCTACAGACGCGACTTCGTCCGAAG